GTGGGTCAGAGGAGTCCAAGGTGATGGGGCGTTATACGTCACAGGACAACGATTGTGTGCGTGAGCGGCGTTGTTTGGAGTGTGATCACCGTTGGAAGACGCTGCAATCACCTGAAGAGGAGCTTCATCCGTCAGTGCAGGTGCGATTTTTTCGTTGGAACTCGCCTAGCGGCAGAAAACGGCGAGTAACGCTGGAATACGGGTCTAAAGCTGTTTAGACTGGGTGTAACCCATTGCCTAGTTGTTATGCCTGGTCATTACGGAGCTGGCGGCAAGAAGAAGCCCAACGGCAAGAAGAAGGGTATGAAGAAGGGCAGTAAGAAGATGCGGTGCAGCTGTGGCCAGTAAAAACGTTCCAGTAAACGAAG